AACCCGCCTTCTGGGTCTTTGTATTTACTCACCGCTTGCCTCTGGATGCAGCCATATTGTCGATTAAATTCGGGTACGGACGACCAGCTTTCTGTGCGCTACGCATAGCATTGCGCTTTTGTCCTTCGCTTAACTTTTTAGATTCACCCAAATCTTTAGGTCTAGGCTTATCCCATACTTCTTTCTTCGGCTTGTCCATTATTCGTACCACTCCAAGGCTAGGTGTGCTGCGTGTGCTGTGCCGTTGACGTTCGTCAGCCTAAACAAATACGTTGTCAGTGGTTTTAAGACGTACTCTAATGAGCCTGCATCTCCACCGCCTGCTTTTTTACCTGAACCACCGGGGATAATTTGTGCATCCAACTCTGTGCCAACTGACGTAACTGTAGGGTTAATAACCATTGCGACTTGGCTTTGGTTACTAATTGCATAATTCCTATTCCGGTTAATTGGCGTAAACGCTGTGCCGCCACTCGCACTTGCGCCCTCATAGATGTAGAGTTCAGCGTCACCCAAACACAGAGCCTCAACGGTTAAATGTGGATAAACCCCAGCAGGCGCTGCCATAGCGATATCGATGTTGGCATTGTCTGCAAGAGGAGCTGACTCTGGGTACATCTTGTAGGCAAAAAACGCTCTACCATCATGGTTACGCTGATGGTTTACATCAACCATAATCGACGGCGCATCAGCACCGGCAACAACATAGTTGCCTGCGTCATTCTTCTGAACCTGCGTGACAAACCGGGACTTGGTTGTCAGCGATTCAAGCGTGACTTCGGTGACGGCCATCAATCATCCTCGTCTTCGTATTCTTCTTCAGGCATACCCATCTTGCCGGGTTTCTTCTTACCGTGCATCTTTGCCATCATCTTCATTGCTTTGCGCTTTAATGCCAAGTCTTTAGCAGACGGCATCTTTTCTTCTTCCTCGTATTCCTTCTGCTCAATCGTGATGGTAAGTGGCATGATTAACCTTTCTGCTTAGTAGTTTTACGAGCTTCCGAAAGCGCAATCGCTTGAGCCTGTTTAGGGTCCTTAACCACCGGGCCACCTTTTCCAGAATGTAATGAGCCAGACTTGTATTCACGCATCACCTTCTTAACCTTTTTATTAAACTTATCCATTAAAGTGTTGCTCCTTTGGACAGCATTGGCCTTGATTGCGCTCTGCGCGATGTGGCGGCAACTCGCCCTGCCTTACGTTCGCCAATTTCTCGCTCAAAACCTTCGCCTAAAGTTTTTTGTTTTGCTTTAACCTGCTCTAACTCAGCATCAAATTGGGTAGCATCTGGTGCTTCAGGTGGGGCTTCTTCAAACTTTGGAACAGCTTTCTTTTTTAAAGCAAACTCACCACCTTCACGTTCTTCAACGTATCCAGTGGGGAGATTTTTAAATCCATAAAACTTGTCATCAATTACATATCCCCACTCATAGGGGTCGGCAGAACTAGCCTTCTTTTGAAAACTACCGCGATACATTCCTTGAATCTTTTGCTCTTCGAAAGGATTGGTTTTGTATTCGCTTAATGACTTCTGATAGTCTTCCAATCTTTTCTGGAAGTCTTGCGATTGTTTTTCAAAGCCAGAGGTTGCTTCTGTTTTTTTATTAAATACCGCCTGATACTCTGGCTCTAAGCTTGCCAAGCTAGACTGGTAATCTTTAGCAAGACGTTCGATGTCTCGCTGCCGGGCAGTAGGTTTTTTCTTAGCCATAAGATATCCCTGCTCCTAAAACACCCAGCTCTGGGTTCAGTCGTTCTTCGGATAGTAGTGCGCGTTTACCGCCACGAATCCTTGCTTTCATCTTTGAGGATTCTTCTGCGCCCAATTGACGACGTTCGGCTTCAAGCTCGCTTGCAATACGCGATGCTTCCTTTTCCAGTGCGGATTTTTGCTCTGCGTACTTAGCCGTTTCCATTTTCAGGCGCTCAGTCGCAATCGCTGTCTGCGCCTGTTGTTGTTCTATTTGTGCTGTGGTTGCCCGTTCTGCTGCCGCCGCCTCGCGCTCGGCCACAACCCGCGCTTCTTTTGCGCTTTTTCTTGCTTGGCTTGCTTGATAAGTAGAGCCTGCCAAGATAGCGCCAGCCACCCAAAGTGCCATATATCCTCCCAACGAAATATTTGGAAGAAATTGTATTCCTTTTGCCGTAAACAGCAATACAATGATATCACGCAGATATCATTATTTAAGCAAATACATCAAAGTCTGTGGAGGCGTTGGCTTGTTGGATGAATTGGCCGCCTAAACCCAGTGGGGATTTGGTCATTCTGCGGTGTTCACCCCCACCCAGCAGCAGGTAGCCGAAGGCATCGCCAACGTGGGAGTGTTCGTTTTTGTTGGGTGCGTCTCGAAACCGTTCTTGCCCGGAGCCGACTGAGACTCGCTTGAAGTGGTAGCCACCGGACAGGGATTTCCGCAGAAGCTTGCAGGATTTGTCCACTAGCAGCCCCGGTTTTCCTTGAATTAGGCGCTGCATGGGCATGGCTGCTGATTCCCGGCGTACCTTAAAGTCGTTACTTGGGGTGGGTTGCGCTCTTAGACCCAGTGTTCTTAGGTGGTCAAAGGCTGTGACCTCGTAGATTGCGTCACGCTGCATACCGGCGGGGTCGCCCCAGACCATAATCTGTGCTTTGGGGAACCGGGCATTCAATTCTGTCAGCAGTTGCTGGCCGAAACGCTCCAGACCCATGTCGAAAGTGACGATTTCGTGCAGAACGTGCCATGCTCCGGCTTGGGTTTTCTGACCAATCACTGCTGCTGGTGTCAAACCAAAGTCGAGTCCTACTTGGATGGGTAGACTTGGGTCGTAATCCAAGTCGGCTGACATCATATTGTCGTCGTACTCAGGCCAGACGGGCCTGCCTTCTTGGACGTAGGTGTATTTCCCTTCGGCGTAGCATCTAATCCAGTCGAGGTTCTTACCTAAGAGCATCTGCTGGTAGTATCCTCCGGGCAGGTTGGAGGTATTTTCAGCTTTAGGATTTGGTTTCCACCATCGACCTGCGCTATATATATGATCGTTTGCCTCAGGATTCTCTGGTAGTTCTGCCAAGTCTGCCTCGACGATACCTCCGGGCTGACGGAAGAACTCCCACTTGTACGCCCCACTCATCTTCTCCTTTTCTGCCATCTTGAACCACCAATGGTCATCGTCCATGGGGTTAGTGTCAAGAATAATGCCATGCCAAGTGGCTCCACCGTCCCGCTTTGTGGGGTATCGTCCGACCCGGTGGGTCAGTCCATCGATCACGGCCTTGGGTAGTTCCCTTGCTTCATTGACCCATGCTCCGGTCAACTCCAACGAGAGCAGCTTTCTCACATCCTTTGGATCGTCCAGTGCAAGGAAGATGACTTCGCAATCGATGCCAGCAGCACCTTCTCTGGCAGGCAGTCGGATGTGGTGTGTAATCGGTGGTGTGTGGAGCAGCGGCCCGAAGGTCGCCTCTGGGAACATATCGATCCATGTCTTGATGGTCGTTGTCTTCAACATTGGGTAGCTGTTTCGCACGATGGCAAAGCGGCTATACTTAATTCCATCAATCGGGCTAGGTGCTTGCTGAACGGCCTTCATCATAATCTCAGCGCAGCAGGCGTAAGACTTGCCGGAGCCAACCGGCCCCATGATGCCGCGCACAAAAGCACGAGACTGCAAGAACTTCCACACCATTGGGCTGGTGGAAAAGTCGAGATTCAACCCGGCTGCTGGCAGAACCTTGCTACTTGCTTCTTTAGTTTTCATTTGAGCAGTTCCATCAATCCGATATTGGGTGAGTCGGTCTTTCTTTCAAATTTATCGTACTTGTGCGCGACCTTTGTGCCATCTTTGTACTGGATATGCACGATGTCTGCCATGATGCCCCAGCAGCCGTAGTCTATTTTTTTATTTGACCAGACGAAAAACATCATTGCCATGCCATCACACCATTTTGGCTTTTCTCCGGTCAGGATTGTTTCTGCGCCGCTAGGCTCTTTGTAGACCCAGTAGGCATCAGCGGTGCAAATCGTCGGTACGAGCGCCAGAAGGCATAGTATTTTTTTCATGTGGTTCTTCCATGTCGATGGTCTCAGGCGCTTTGACGTTGATGCCAATGACGGACGGCTTGTCTGATTCGTCTGCGGTATCCAGTAGTCCACTAGCCTTGGCTAATATTCGCAGCACTCCCACCTTGTCGTAGAGTTCGATGTCCAGAGTACGCACACAGCCGCCTTCTTTGTCGTGTCGCTCGTTGACCTTAATAGACTTAATGGCTTGCAGTGCGTGTTCTGGGATATCTTTGCTGGCTTTGACTTTGACATTGCCTTCTTCGTCCCACTCCATGATGTCAGTGAGTTTGGTATTGGCAATAGTCAGCAGTGCGTAGGCGACGGCTTCCCTGTTCTTGGCGATGGTAGTCGAACCACCCAGCCTTTGCTGGACGGTTCTGACTCCACCCCAGTTCTTTATTGAGGGTATTTGCTTAGTAACTGCCATTTAGTTACAGGTGGTATTGCACTGATTACCGTAGCAGCAGGTTGTGCAGTAAACGCAGCCATTAGGGCCGCAGTAGTTGCTGTAGGTGCAAGTAGCATAAACGAGTGGGGCTGTGACTGCCAGCCAGAGTGCGATCAGATATTTCATGTGGCTCCTCCAAGGATTAGGTGATTGCTGGTTTTTACCAACACGGCTGGAAAGGCTGCATCCCCTGAACGGCTGTGTGCAATATGCCACTATCACCCTTCGCCTTCCCATGCGTCTTGATGCTGGGTACTCGCTGCGTCTGGCGACAACGACCCGTGCAATACGGCGTGTCACTCCAGCATCCGCTTTCCCCAGTGGTCAATATATCACCAAGGTATATCGTCATCCATATTATCTTTTTTATCGGCAGGGGCAAAGGCATTGCCTTTATCTATCGAATGCCCTGTTGGTTGTGCAGGCACCATCCCGCCAAGCTTTACGTCATAGAATAAGTCACCTGCCTTTGTGCGCTTCTCCCAAGCTGACAGCCAGAACTCCTGCCCATTTAACTTTAGCTTGCCAGACATATGAGGTTTTTTCTCGTTATCCTCTTTAGCCTGTCCAACTAATGCTGCTGCTGCCTCTCCTACCCTTTTCTTCTTATTTTGAAACAAATTACCCCGGTCATCCTTCAACTCATACGGTGTGACGTAATTAGTCATATAGCCCTCAAAAGAGATTACTAAAAGTTATTTGCACATCTGTGCCTATCTACTATACTTCATTCAAGGGGCTATGACCCAGCCCTCCCGTCGGTAGCTTGTGACCAAGGGAATAAACGTGGCAAATAGGACGGTACTCCTTATTCATACCCCCGGATGGGATCAGGTAGAGAATATCGGGACACATAGTTCTTGCAGAGGCTGGCCCCTCTGTTAGCCTAGATAAACTAGAACAAGCATCCAGTAATGGATTCCACCCATATTTTTTATATGGGTTAGGTTCTTATTGCCCACCCCGTGAGGGCCTTCCTTCGTAGCCAACGCTCTAAGCCATCCGCTAACTACCTCACAGTTATATATAAAAAAAGTCTGCAAACCCCAGCCTTTAGATTTATTCGTTATATAAAACCTGAAAAACAAGGGAAAAATTGAGTCAGGTACCCACATCGGTACGGGCAGGGGCGGGGGGACAAGGGGTGGGTTCGGCTGACAGGCGCTGTGCGAACCATGCCAGCCGATGCGGCGGTTCCCTGCGGTACTGCTGCCAGTCTTCGAATACCTGCGACAGTACACGCTCGAATGACTCCCGGCTGACTCCGGCGGTACACATAGACACGGCCACCTGCCTATCTTCACTGGTTACAATCCTGACAATGCCAGCCTTGTTACACTCTGTTCTCCACATTGACATTACTTCATCCACACTTAAATACGAACGTTCGTTCTTTTCTGCCGTTAGCGCAACAGTGTTAACTGTCTCATTACCTTGATTTAACAATTCAGTTGTCTTCCTTTCTTGCCATGCCTGCAATGTGGGCGGCAGGTCTTCGAACTTGATAGAATCCATCAATCCACTGTTAGACAATGTTTCATCATAGATAACACGCAGAATCTGCGCTGTCTTCCCGTGACTGTGGTTCTTCACTACCTTCAGATAACCCATATCACGAAGCTTCCTGATCTGCCTGCCTGCTGCCTGCCTTGACACTCCCAGTGCCTTGCCGACGTTCTCATGGGACGGCCAGCACAAGCCCGCTCTGTTGGCATAACTGCACACTGTCAGTAATACCCGCATGGCTGCCGGTCTGATCCGCCTGTCATTCGCCGCTCTGATCGGCACAATGGAATACTTCCGCAAATCCTGCGGCCTGTGCTGCTGGATCAGTGGCTTCTCTGGTAGCTCAAAGCTTTGCATTGATTAACCTCTGCATCTTGTCCTCGGTGCTTTCGTGCTGCCTGCAATACTCTCTGATCGCCTGCTCTGCTATTGATACCCGAGAGCGCCTCTGCTGCTCTGCCTGCTTATCGAGCATTTCCCTGACATCAGCACGCAACCTTAATAATGTGGCTTTCTGTTCCATAGGCGGATGCTATCACAATGCAATAATCGATTGAAATAATTATCTTG